GTTTTCTGGAATTCATCCATATTTTCGGTATCTATAGACATGTCATTATCCTCATCGGATTCTATAATAAAATCGTAAATGGAACAACCCAGACGACATAAATCAAAACTATAATTGGGTTCTAATCGCGGTTTGTTCTCATTAAAGAATGGTTCAAAATTATATTGAGTATGGGCATCTCCTCCCGGAGCAAAACTGTCACTACAGAAGATTTGTCCATTTATTTTATAGATACTTCTTCCAAAATCAATGAGTTTGAATATTTTGCCATATGTGGGAACTCTATATTTTTTTCCATTAAATTCATAATATAAATATTCTTCTTCGGTGGATACATACATTATATTATTGGTATGAAGATCGTTGTGTGTAAAGTGGAATGCGCGTTGGTATATTAATAATGTCATGACAATTTGAAACATGGCGGATGCTGCACTATGTATATCTATTTTGTTTTTAATAAAAAGTTCATCCAATGTTCCTTCGCATTTCTCCAAACAAATCATTTGCACTGGGAAATTATTTATATAGGCAAATAAGGATGGTTCATTCTCTTTATTGTCTGTAGTTGAATCTGTGACAGAGTTGTCTTCATCTTCATCTTCGTCTTCGTCTTCGTCCACAGTACTATATTGACTGGACTCCTCGTCGTCGTCCTCGTCCTCGGCTTCGCTTTCACCTTCATATTCACCTTCATCACTACTATAATTCAATTCACTATTATTGGAACTGTTACTGGAGGACACCGTTTTTAAAGATTGAGATTTTTGATATATTTCTTCTGGTGATTCTTGTGGCGAGGAAGAACCCGATACCCCGGATCCCAGAAATATATTATCCATTTCACCAATATCGTCTAATTCAATAATAGATATATTTGTAATATTATGTTTGGTTTCATTCAGGGCCAGGCGTTCTTTATGTCCTCTAGAAATATTATTTAAATAGGGAGGATCTTCATAATCCGACACTTCAAATAATTTGCCTTTATTGGAATTAAAAAAGGGCGAAGTTGATAAATATTCCAAATCATCATAAATATTCATTTTATATTTGGATTGCACACCTAAATTACAACCTAGAAAATCAATCCCATGGGGTACCCCATAATCGTGTAATAACCGACTACTCAAATAACTAAAAAAACAATCTACGTAAGATGAATTATGTATATTGTCTATTTTCGCAAAGACGGATTCATTGTATTTGGGCATATGGGTGATGGATTCGCCTCCGTATTTTTCATATTTACCAATCATGTATTTGATGGGATCCAATAACGGCGCAAATTTAATGAACACGGGTTTTTGAATATGCGTTTTCGTTTCTAATTCTTCAATGGTATTCATATTGACGAAATTGTATTTTCGGTTGAATGAAATCAAATCTAATTTGCTTTCGGCTTCTTTGTCGCATTCAAATAAAGATGCATAAATTGGATTATAAGATTGTTGTTGTTCTATGGAAAATGGATTATACTCAAATAATTCATCTTCGGGTGATTTTACATATTCATTTTCTAAGGATTTAATATTGAATAAATCATTGTATATAGGGGTAATGGATAATTCTACAGATTCTCTTATGGAGTGAGACTTCATGGTTGAAACTTCCGTATATTTAATCTACTTTATTATTTTTTTGTAATATTTAACGATTTCATGTAAACATTAGTTCTTTAGCCCTTTCCCTTGATTATTGGAGTTTCCAATAATCAAGGTCGTGTAATGTGTAAAAATAGGAATGATTTAATATATTTATTATATATCATCGTTTACCCATGTCTTCATTGGAATTAAAGAAATTTGATATGAGAACAATTACATTCAAACCGGATGAGAACAAAGGTCCCGTAATTGTAATGATCGGTCGGCGTGATACCGGTAAATCGTATTTGGTACGAGATTTATTATATCATCATCAGGACATACCCATTGGTACGGTTATATCCGGAACAGAAGCGGGAAACGGGTTTTATGCGGGGCATGTTCCTAAACTATTTATTCATGAAGAATACAATACGGTTCTTATTGAAAACGTTTTACGCCGCCAGAAAATAGTGCTAAAACAAATGAATAAGGAAATGGAAACCTACCGACGTACTACCATTGACCCCCGCGCATTCGTAATATTAGATGATTGTTTGTATGATCAATCGTGGACTCGGGATAAAATGATGCGCCTATTGTTTATGAATGGTCGTCATTGGAAAATCATGTTGATCATTACCATGCAATATCCGCTGGGTATACCCCCCAATTTGCGCACGAACATTGATTATGTATTTATTTTAAGAGAACCTTATATGACAAACCGAAAACGTATATGGGAGAACTATGCGTCCATGTTTCCAACGCTGGAGGCATTCTCCAGTGTAATGGATCAAACCACGGAGAATTATGAATGTTTGGTGATTAATAACAATGCCAAATCTAATAAATTAAATGATCAAATATTTTGGTATAAAGCGGAAAATCGTCCGGATTTTAAATTGGGGTCTAAAGAATTCTGGGAAATCTCTAAAAATATGGGATCGGACGATGAAGATGAAGCCTATGATCCTTCCAAATCTAAAAAACGGAATGCCGGACCCGCAATAAATGTGAAAAAGAATAAATGGTAGATATTTACGTAGGTAGATTAGATGTTTTGTATAATATAATAAATAATTCATACATTTTGTATAGCAAAGCGGATGGTACTCCATGTATGGCGTTATTGTATTGGAAAACCCCGCATGGAGGTATTTTTACAAGTAAAGATATAAAGGTCTAAAAAATTGAAATCTTTTTTACATTTACTTGATTATGTATAATTCAAAAGAGAATAATAAAACATAATTGCAAAAATGAAACAAGTTCTAATGAAAGATTTACAACCTGGTAAAATGTATTATATTGAATATACAGAAGTTGAATATATAGATTCCGGAAATTCCCGAATTCCTACTGGGAGAACCATAATACGAAGACTAAAAGGTATTTTCAAGAATTATGAACACGTTGATAATCGTTATATGAAATCGGATGATACTCATTTTGAAAACTTACAACATGTCAATCCAAATTGCACAGAGTTAGTAAATGAAATATGTCATAGATGTTGTCGCGGATATTATGAACTTTATATGTATGGCCGTTGGGGTTATACTGAACGAGGTACACATTACAAGTTTTATGCACCTGAAATAGATGAAATTATTGAAAATAACGCTCTAAACATCTTTTTACAAAGAATTACTGGCGACCCTTCATTTACATATTGATATTCAAAATAAACCAATTTCTATAAAAAATAAAAAATAAAATATTCATGTAATGTTTTTATTTTTTATTGGAAAACCCCGCATGGCGGGTTTGTTTAGGGAAATGGTTAAAAGAAAAGGTGTAAAAAAATGGTATTATATTGCGACTTATATAATACTATTTGTATGTGTGTGTATAATTATATATGCAATTTACCTGTTGTACTTACCTATTTTCTTCTCTCTATGTGCGTAGTATGGACCTGTTGTACTTACCTATTTGTGTATTCATCATCAGCAGTCTTATAGCTTTACCTGTACATTGCAGTTGACGTTATGTGTCATTTTTTCCCTTTTGATATTACCAATTAACACACGCAACAGCTTTTTCATTTGGCCGTCAATATTATTATCTTCGCAAAACTCGTCAAACACGCATCTCATACAGTGCTGATCCCTTGCGTAATTTTCGTATTTTAGAAAACATTCCGCCATTATATTATAATCGCAATTTGTAATGGCATTATTCAGCATAATCGTGTTTTCAAGGGGTTCTCTCAAAAACTCGTCTGGATGGAATGCGGGATAGCTATCTTCGTCTGAATCACTCTCATCTTCTTGGGATTGCACATTATCTATGTCCACGGCGAATTCCTCAATGGATGACTCATGTTCGGGTATAATGTAAGTCGCCGGTTTTGGAAAGAGTATCTCCATGACAAATTGCATTTGTTCTTTCAATAGCGCAGTATCGTTCAACAGATTGTCTAGCGTTTCAGTGATCGGTTGATGTTGAGGTGAGCATTTATGATGAATCCTCATGCGCACGAACGCATTGTGCGAAAGATCCTGAAAATAATAACTTAATGATAAATATTTTTCTATGTTACCGTGATTGAATATATTGGCAGATTCGCGCGTCGTGTATATCAGTTGAATCCCATAGACATCCAAATATTCCGTGTTTTCCATATGAAGGCGGAATTGATGTACTTCTTCCTCATCATGCCAGTAATCAAATGTAATGAACGCAATAGGGTTGTTCATTGCATCTTTCGCATATTCAATGTGCTGTATTGAACCGAGATACATAACGTGTTCTATGAAATAGGTGAGAGTGGACTCGCAAGTTAAACATTCCGGAAGACACGGGATGGAAATCCCCGACCAATCCTTTGGACATAGCGGATTTTCTGGAGGATCTAACGAACGTACATTCGGAATTCT